ATGGTAACGAAATATTACCTTTATTCATATCACCAACATATAGAACAATAAATCAATTAGAAGTTCAAAACACCATTAATACAACAACACAAATCACCTTGTTAGGTAATTACAAAAAGACAAGAGATTTCATAAATATACATGGTAGGTTAGAAACAAAACTTTTAGAAAAGGTTTCATCATCTGACCACAACCTTATATTAGATTTAGATATGGATTCTGGTTCATCAAAGTATGAAAGGTCTAGAGCAATTATTGACCCATATATTAAAAAAACAGTAACAGAATTTTTAACCAATATTAGAGAAGAAAAATTAATAAAAGAACTTGAGACTAATAGAAACAAATTTATTGAATTAGTTGATGGGTTTAATTTTATTATGGAAACCAATGGTAAAGACGCGAGAATAGATGGTGAAACACCAACGGTTGTTAGCCTAACAGATTTTAATGTTCAAAAATTCTATGAACAGTATGACGAAGCAATTAAACTTGTAAAAGATAAACATTCAATGTTTACTGCTGAATTAAACACATCAATTGATTTTGCGGACCCATCATTTACAGATGATCTTTATAAACAATTATTGGCATTTATTATTAAAAAGAATGTTGATAAAATTTTAAAAGAATATGAAAATTCACCAGATAATAACTTATTTGATAAAAACGCTATAAATAAAATAGAAAGAAGATTAAATAAATTTATTAAAAAAGCATCAGACATTGATGAGAAGAAATTTAAATACAAAAAGGTACAAAATAAAAAAGATTTTAAACCATACGCAGTTACAATTAGTGGATCAATAACTGGCCCACAACAAGAAAAACTGAATAACGTTCATGGATTAAAAGATAATTCAACAGAATTAAAACTAAACTTTTCTAAAGCCATTATATAATGAATCAATATTTTAACAGATATGAATATTTCTTAGAAGATGGTGAATTTAAAATTGTACCAGGAATAGAAATACCAACAAGATCGACCGATAAGTATGTAAAGTACATTAAGGGTAAAGATAGATTGGATAAGATGTCTCAAGAATACTATAATACACCTCTTTTTGGTTGGTTAATTATGTTAGCAAACCCCAAGGTTGGTTCAATTGAATTTGATATAGCAGACAATTCAATAATTAGAATTCCCTTTCCTCTTATTAATTCTTTACAAGAATACAAAAAGAACGTAGAATTGTATAAACTATATTATGGGGAATAATAAATTAAATCAGAATGAAAATATACTTGTAGTAGTAGATCAACAGAATGTAGTTCACGTTGATCCTAATACTGTATTAGATCAAGATGGTCAATTACAAAGTAGATTGGTTGACCATGAAAATCTGGTAATGTATGTTAATTTGGAAGCTGATTTAGTTCCAAGAAGTGTTCTATACTCCGAATCTGACAAAAACACATTAACATCACTAGCATCAGGTACATTTAACATGATGCGAAATCAAGGTGATAAAAATGAATTTGAAAATAACCTTGATACAAACTGGACCGAAACCTTTGTTCCAATATCATCAAAGCAAGATACAATAAATGCTGTAATAAATGCATTTGCTGGAACTAATTTAAATAGGGCAAAAAGCTATGATCCAACCGCACAAACGTTTGGTATAGAAAGTATTAATATTGTTGTTAAAGGGGCTAGTAATATACCACAAGTATCAATTAACTTTATTGATGTAAGAGGTAAAACATTATTTGACTCACCAGAGAATTCTCCATACAAAGCATTTTTTCACCAACCTTGGCCAATATTTTATTTAACGGTTAAGGGGTATTATGGTAAAGCAATTAGATATAGAATACAACTTGTTGATTTTAAAACTAAATTTAATGGTAATACCGGTAACTTTGAGATATCAACAAAATTTGTTGGATCAACATATGCTTTCTTGAACGATATATTACTTCAGAATATTGTTAACGCACCATACATGTATATGGTTGAATCCAGTAAACCGTACACCACAAACTCCAAAACTGGATTTATAGAAAAGAAAATATCTAAAACCACAAAAGGTTATTCTATTTTAAAATCTGTTTATTCTGATTATAAAGCGAAAGGATATATTAAAAAAGACTTCCCTGTAAAAACACTTAGAGAACTTTTGATGACAGCTACGGGGTTGGAAAGTATTATTGAAACAACTCTTTTTTCACAAACTGTTAATCCAGATGTTTTAAGTGATGTGGCGGAATATGATAAGGTGCTAGATAACTTAGAAAAAAGGGTTATCTCTTGGGGTAACAGATACTTAAACAGTACCGACATTGTAAAAAAAGATGGTGATGTTATTTACTATGCTTTAAATAAAGTTACAAACGATAGAACACAAACATCAAATGGTGCTGCTAGTGCAGACATAATTACTGGAACAACTAATAATCTTTCCTTAAAAAGCATTATAGATAAAGGTCTTGCCGATCTAGAAAATAATTTAGCGTTCGGTAAAAAAATTGAAAATAAAAAAGAAATTAAAACACAAACGATATCATTAGATTCGATAAGAAACATAACTGATTTCTATACCAAAGAAGGTGGTAAGTTTGGTGTTGCTAATGAAAAATTAATAGATAGAATCAAAAAAATTCAAAATACGTTTATAACAAGTAGAGATAAAGTTGAAAAAGCTGTTGAGGCAAAAATGAATGAAGTTATCAAAGATGATAAGAATGGTGGTTTCGGATTTGAACCAACAATCAGAAACATTTTTGCTGTTATTTTAGCTAACGCTGACACATATATTAGATTAATGCAGGATGTTCATAGAAAAGCAATCCAAAGATCAAATTTTAGAAAAAGCGCAATTGTTGGTGAAATTAGTAATAATAAAAATGAAGTTATATACCCTTGGCCAGAAGTTAAGAAAAAGGGTAACAAAGAATCATACACACACTATTACCCAGCAGACACCGAAGTTATAAAAACAACACAAGGTAATAATTTTTCACTTTGGCCTGAGGTTGAGTTTATTGAAACATATAATAGTGTTGCAACAAAACGAGTTGATGCTGAAAGTGGTAAAGAAATATTCCCATCAGATTTAATGTTTGTTTTTGAGGGAAAAGATGAAAAAAGAGAAGTTAGGAATGTAAGCACCTTATTTAAAATAGGTCAAGATATATTCCCATACACAAATAAGTCATTAGCGTCAATATTCTATGAAATATATGAAAGAGCGCAACTCATCACATCATATAGTAATTTTTCATATGATAAAGGATTAGATGAAATATGTTCTAAAGAATTTGAAACATTAAATAGTGCAATTGAAAGTGATGTTGATGTTAGAGAGGTTTTAAACCAACAAGTTAAAAATAGACAAGATCTAGTTAATTTCATGTTCTCATATTCACAAAGAGAACGTTATCCATATTATCAAGATAGGTTACCAACGGTTGATTATATTAGAGAAAACGTCGACAGAGATTTTGATATTGTTGAATATAATGGTGTGGTTACAAACACTGTTGCTGATACAACATACGTAAAACTACAAGCAACTCTAGATGACTACAAAATAGATCCATATAGATTAAAAGAATTTCCATTTAATTCGGAATTGTACCAATCATATATTGGTAATAAAGTTTTAGGGGAGAATGACTATAAGTTTACTAATATTTTTAAAGTAAATCAAAATGATAACTTCATAAGTTCACCTATTAGTCCAGATTCTTGGATATTAAGTGCGTATACAAAAAACATATTTAGTCAAAATATAACATTAAGTGGGCAAACAAGAAACTTACTAAACACACCATACTTTCATAAACAATTATTCAATGATTTTTTCAAAGGTGGTGTTTCAGAAAGATATGTTGGATCTGCATATATTTTATTAAACTCATTACCATTTAAAGATTTAGATGATGTTATTGAATTTAATGGTAATAAAGTTCTTATGTCATCCTTATTTAAGGAAGTTGCGGCGACACACTATGTACCATATTATCTAATGTTAAGATGGGGTGCGATATACCATCGTTATAAAAAACAATTAAAAGAGGGTATTGATATTTTAAGTGGTGTTACAGTTTCAATAAATGGTTCTACTTTTTTTGATAATGGAACGAATGTTGCATTTAACCTGAGTTCGGTTACACCATCAATGAGTGCTGTAACATATTCATCAAATTCTTATGTGGGTGTTTATCCATATTATCATGGTATATTTCATCAAATAGTAAATGGATATAGTTTCTATAATCCATCTGGGTTTACAAAAACAAGTGCAACAGCAGTTAATGCAAGCTCACAATATAATAGTGCGGTTGCAACTGGCATCACAAAATATATTTTAGAAAAACCAACAACTAAAAGTGGATTTACATTAACATCATTGGTTGATAATTCAAAGTTTAAATCTACAGATAATAGGTATACAATTTTACCATCTAATGGTGCATCAAAAGTTAATAACATAGTTGATACTTTTCCAAGTTTGTTACAAGACTCATTTAGAATTATATTAGACAATAGTGATTTAACTAAACATCCACCATATAACGTTTTATATTTCCCAGAATATAATGAAACGTTTAAAACAACAAGAAACTTATTTTCATTAACTGGTAATAAGAAAAAGGTAATTGATTTAATTGCAACGTTTAGTCCAAAGTTATTAGATGAATTTGAATCTATGTTCTTAAATTTTTCATCATTAGATTTAGATGTGGATTCTTTAAAAGGTAGTACCCACGATTATACTTCTTTTCAAGAAATACTAAAAGAAATATGTAGTGTAGAAAAAACGGGTATTGACTTAACTGTTGATGGTGCTAGAGAAAAATTAATTAATGCACAAAAAACAAAATTAGAAGCTTTAACAACAAGTATTTTAAATAATAAAAACTTAAGGAAGTTAGTTATTGGTAATCCAAAACAAATTGATGATTATATAATTAACGGTTTTGTGGGTAACTCGAAATCATATCTACCAAAGAAGTATGATGCAGCTCAATTAACCGCAACCAATAAAAAATTAATAGAACTATATATTGGTCAAAATATAACTGGATCAACATATAGCGGGATAACAAATTTATATGAGAACTTTTTCCAAGTAAACGATATTGAAGTTTCGGAGGAGAACATATACTCACATAGAGAACTAGCAAGAATATATGCTGGTTGGGTTAAAGACAACAGGACAAAGGATAATTTATTTGTTCCAAATAAGAATGTCTTTAAATCATATATAAAGACAAACATATTTGATCCACAAGATCTTAGACTATTTAATTTCTTACAAAACTTCATAAAAAAGTTTAAAGATTTAGCACAAGAAAAAAATAAAGAAAAAATCACCATATATCATGGTTATAATGAGGCCAAGACAACAAAATTAGATCTATACCAATATTTCAAATCATTTAATGATAAATGGATAGCGGGAAATGCAATTGGTCAAAGACACTTAATGGATGAGTTTTTATTTCTAGATAGAGCAAATAGAGATATTGGTGATGATGCTTACATTAGTTTGGAAAGACTTATTTCATTAGGTAATGAAAGAAATGCTAAAATAGATTTATACAGTGCGGTATCAACATTAATTCAGGGCACCAATTTTGATATGAGACCATTACCGGCTTATATAAATTTTTATGGTACTAATACAAGTAATAAGAAAAGAATCATACCTTCTAAGAATTTAGCTAGAAATTTATTCGGCACCTTTTTGGATGTTGATTATCAAGATTCTTCACCAAAAATTATTTTACAGTATATTAACAAGACCTCCCAATATTTGGATATGTCTAGGGTTAATAAGGAGTATAAGTTCAAAAGCGATAGCTTTGACATTAAGGATACTAATAATAATCCATTAATTGTTGAACCAAGAATATTCATGGAAACAGACACCGCTAATTCAAATAGAGTGGTTTCATTTGAAGTTAACTTTGGTGATCAAGCACAAGGGGTCTTTAAAAGCATTTCATTAGATCAAAGTACATACAAAAATACAACAGAAAGTGCTGTTGCACAAGAAAGACTAGCCAGATCACAAGGTGGTGGTGGATCTCATTCTGTTGACATAGGTTTATTTGACATTTATAAAACAGCATCATATCAGTGTAGTGTAACCTGTATGGGTAATGTCATGCTGCAACCAACTATGTATTTTTACCTAGCAAATGTACCCATGTTTAATGGTACATATTTGATATTTGATGTTAGCCATTCTATTAAAGCTGGTCAATTTGAAACATCATTTACTGGTGTTAGAATTTCAAATAGCAGTTTACCGTCATTGGACAATACATTCATGTCCAGTTACAGACCTTTATTTAGTAGACTACTATCATCAGCGGTTAAAAAGAAACAAAAAACTAACCCTAAAGTAACAACAGAAATAACAATAACAACAAAAGATAAACAAAACTTTAGTGTTGACCCAGGATCTGCTGTAGGTAATGAAGAAATAGCAAATATGATTGTTAAACAATCTGGTTTATTGTATAATTTAATACCATACAATGGTGCTAAGGTAGGTAGTGGTGTAGAAAAATATATTCAATATATTGAACCAACTAAGGGTGAATTTTGGCTTAGAACTAGAGTTGCTTTATTTGGTGGTTCCAAATATGACCCAACTGGGGAGTTAGAATTAGTTAGCGGATGGAAAGCATATCCAAATGTTATCAAGAAGTATAACGATATTAAAGATAGTCTTTATGATTACTATGCTGTTAGGATGGTCATCAATAACAATAAAGAAGAAATATTTAAATATGATACAGAATTCTATAACCCTAGCTTACGTTTGAGTTATATGTTAAAAACCGATGTTAATCCATCAACTGGAAGATTTGATGGTCCAGTACATAACGGCCCACCAATAACAGATAACCAAGTTAGCCAATATGGAATAGCAATGTCTGCCAAGTTAATGAAAAAATTAAAATTAAATGAAGGTGATGTTGTCTATTTTAGACTAAACATTAGAAAATAGTAATTATTAAAGTATTTATAGGTATATATTTTAACATTATGGAAAAATTAAATAAAACAGTTGATCAGTTCTTAAACCCAAAGGTTACTAGACAAGTATCAAATGACTCAATGGAAAGAGAGGAGTGTGATTTACAGACTGGTGAATGCTATGTTATTAGATCAAAAGACGGTATCGTTGAAAGAATAAATAAAAAATACATTACCGAAGACGGTAGACAATTATTACAAGATTAATACTATGTTAGAGAAAAAACTTCTAGAAGAAATCAATAGATATAAATCTATTAATAGAAATGCAAAATCACTTTATGTGATCAATGAACAAGAATTACCACCAGCGCCAGCACCTACTGATGCTCCAGCAGGGGCAGAATTAGATATGCCAGCACCTACAGACGCACCAGCGCCTACAGATGCTCCAGCATTACCAGATTCACCAGAAGGTATGGAAAGTACTGAAGAAGTTGATGTTACTGATTTGGTTAATATGACCAAAAATATCAAAAACGAATTAGAAGCTTCTAAAGGTGAACAAAGCGGTGTTATGCAACAAATGGATGCAGTATTCAGCAAGCTAGATGACCTTGAGGCTAAATTAAGCAACATGGATGCGGTTATCGCTAAAATTGACCAATTAGGTGCAAAGATAGACGATGTTAAACCACAAACACCTCAGGAAAAATTAGAGATGCGTTCATTGGACTCATATCCATTTAATGAAAAACCACAAGAATTTTTTGCACATAAACAACAAGAAATGAGAGCTAGTGGTAAAAACGAATATGTTTTAACTAAGAGCGATATTGAAAATTATTCTAAAGAAGATTTAAACCAGTCATTTAACCCTTATGAAGACGAACAACAACCTAGGTTCTAACGTTAACCTATTTTTGGGGCTACAATGTCAGTTCAAAATATTGCATTGGCAAACAAAAGGTTATGCCAGACATATTGCTTTTGGTAACACTTATGACACATTAGACGGCCTTATTGATCAATATGTGGAAATATCAATGGGAAAAGTTGGTAGATTTTCAATTGATGAATCAAACAGAACTATTGAAATTTTTAACTTACAAGACATTGATATTGTTAAATTTTTACAAAAAATAAAAGAATTTTTAATTGGCTTGAAATCCGAGTTATCCCCAGAAAATGATACAGACTTACTGAATTTAAGGGATGAAATGCTTGGTGAGGTCAATAAATTGGCTTACCTTTTAACTTTAGAATAAAACAATTTAAAAAATTTAAAAAAATATTTGACCCAGATTTTTTAGTCTGGGTTTTTTTATGTATCTTTTATCATAAGATTTTTAACAATTAAAAAAACTATTATGGCAACAGTAGATTCGGTACTAGCACAGTACGAAAAAAACAAAAACGCTACAAGTAGCAACGCAAACAAAATGTCAAATGAAGACAGATTGAAAAGGTATTTTACAACAGTTCTTCCTAAAGGAGCTAAATCTGGTGAAAAACGCCTAAGAATTTTACCAACCGCAGATGGTGAAACACCATTTAAAGAAGGTTATTTCCACGAAATACAAATTGACGGTACTTGGACTAAATTATATGATCCAGCTCAAGATGGTAAGCGTTCACCATTAAATGAGGTTAAGGATGCATTATATGCAACTAAGGTTCAATCTGACGCAGAATTAGCTCGTCAATATCGTTCACGTAAGTTCTATATTGTTAAGGTTATTGATAGAGATAACGAGCAAGATGGGCCTAAGTTCTGGAGATTTAAGCACAACTCTAAGGGTGATGGTATCATTGATAAAATCTTCCCAATCTTTCAAAAGAAAGGTGATATTACCGATGTTGAAACTGGTAGAGATATCACATTATTCTTAACGTTAACTAAATCTGGTAACGGTAAAGAATACACATCAATTAATTCGGTTATGCCAGAAGATCCATCACCACTTCATACTGATCCAACACAGGTTAGTGCTTGGGTTAATGAAGAAACAGTATGGTCAGATGTTTACTCTAAGAAACCAGAAGAATACCTTGAGATGGTAGCTAAAGGTGAAACCCCACGTTGGGATAGTGATACTAAGAAATGGGTATCTAACTCACAAGGTGAAGAAGTTTTTAAAGCACCTTCTGCACCAATCGAAGATCCTCAGGAAGATGATGATACGGACGAGAACTTACCGTTCTAATTATACAAGGGGTGGAGATAACGTCACAAGCCCCATTTTTAAAACAACTATTATATGGCTATTAAGAAAAAAACATTTAGCGACGAAGACATCTTAAAAGAGTTTTCAACTAAAACAAAATATAAAGAAACCAACTACTACTATTGTGGTCAAGCGTTTTTAGATGCTTGTGGTATGCCTGGCCCAGTTATGGGTGGTATTAATATGTTTCTAGGTCATTCTAACTCATCTAAAACAACAGCAATGATTTTAGCTGCTGTGGATGCTCAAAAGAAAGGTCACTTACCTGTTTTCATTATCACAGAAAAGAAGTGGAATTGGGAGCACGCGGTTCAATTAGGTCTTCAAGCTGAACAAGATGAAGATGGTGAATGGCACGGTAATTTTATCTTTAATGATGGGTTTGATTACATTGAAGAAATCACAGATTTTATCAACAAATTAGTTGATGCACAAGCGTCAGGTAAATTAAATAAGAATTTATTAATATGCTGGGATTCTGTTGGTTCTGTTCCATGTAAAATGACTTTTGAAGGTAAGGGTGGTAAGCAACATAATGCTTCAGCCTTAGCAGATAAAATCGGTATGGGTATTCACTCAAGAATTTCTAAATCAAAGAAAGAAGATTATCCAACAAAAGAAAATCCATTATATATCACCATGATTGTTGTTAATCAGCCATGGGTTGAACTTCCAGATAATCCATTTGGACAACCAGAGATTAAAGCAAAAGGTGGTGAGGCGTTATGGTTAGCATCATCAATTGTGTTCTTATTTGGTAATCAAAAGAAAGCTGGTATCAATCATATTGATGCTGTTAAAGGTGGTAGAAAGGTTACTTATGCAATTAGAACTAAAATCTCAATCCTTAAGAACCACGTAAATGGTTTAGCATATAGAGACGGTAAGATCATTGCAGTACCACAAGGTTATATTCATGATACTAAAGAAGCATTAGATGCATATAAGAAAGATTATTCTGATTATTGGAATCAAGTGCTAAGTGGTTTTGGTGACGGTGAGATTGAATTTACTGAATCTGAGGATGAGGAAATTGGTGGTGAATAGTATTTTTATTTTTAACTTTTAACACAATAGACGAAATGTCTAATACATTACTGGTTGACGGCGATAATTTGTTAACCATAGGTTTTTACGGTCAGAAGAATAGATTTTTTAAGGGTCAACATATTGGCGGTTTATACCACTTTATTGATACCCTTAGAAGATCTTTCGAAACATACAAGTTGGACAAAATCTGTGTATTTTGGGATGGTAAAGATGGTTCTTTATCAAGAAAGAAAATCTACCATCACTATAAAGAAAATAGAAAACAAAGAAACAAAACCGAGGAGGAGATCAATTCGTATCAATACCAAAGAAATAGAATCAAACAATATCTAGAAGAGCTATATGTTAGACAAGCAGAATTTGAATACTGTGAGGCTGACGATTGTATAGCTTTTTATACACAATCTTCATCATCCGAGAAAAAGATCATATATTCATCTGATAGAGATTTAGTACAATTAATTAACGATGACGTTGTTTTATATAATCCATCTCATAGAAAATTATATTCTAGAAATGATATTATTCAATATGACCACGAAGATGTTTTAATTGAAAATGTAAAACTCATAAAGATCCTATGCGGTGATCCATCTGATAATATATTTGGTATCAAAAATTTGGGGATAAAAAGACTTATCACTATGTTCCCAGAAATCAAAACAAAGCAATTAACTTTACAAGAAGTAAGAAATCAGGGTGATTTATTATTTGAATCTGATAGACATAATAAACTCATCCAAAATTTCTTGACAGGTGTAACTAAACTAGGCGTCTTTGGGGATGAATTCTTTGAGATTAACAACAAAATGGTATGCCTAGACGACCCCATACTAACAGATGATGCCAAAATAGGTATTATTTCATTGATTAAGGAGAATCTAGACTCAGAAGGTCGGTCATATAAGAACATGATGAGACTGATGCAGGATGATGGATTATTCAGCTTAATACCTAAATCAGATGACGGCTTGGTGAATTTCCTAAACCCGTTCTTAAGATTAACAAGAAAAGAAAAAAATAAAAAAATAATAAAATTTAATATTAAAAAGTAAGATTTATGAATAGTAACATGCAAGACCCAAACAAATTTGAGTTTTTACTAACACTAGACGGAAATATCATTTGCCAAAGATATTTTAACGTTAGGGATTTTAACCCAAAAACAAAAAAATCTATGAATTTACACGAAGAAGTAAAATATATTTGTGCTGAAATTTCTGAAGATTTGAAAATGAAAAGTTCTGATTATCTATGCGAAAATCAGGCATTTTTTATGAATAGCGAGATTGTGGAAGACCCAAAAGAATTAGATGAACAGTATTTTTTGTTGCAAATTAAGCAACTTGACGAGGTATTTATTGAAAGAATTTTCCCTGCACATTACTACCATCCAAAGGTTAGATATGCTGTAGACATCAGACCAAAGCTGAGGAAAATTTTGGCAGATTTGACTGAAGTTTTGTCACTTAGTGATCCTGAGACAACTTACCTTCAGTACGAACTTTAATTTTTTTTATTATTTGAAACTATAAACATATGAATGACATAAATTTTGGTCAGTTAGGGAGTAACTATCAGTTATCTTTACTAAAATTGATCATTGAGGATAGAAAATTTTCTGAAACAATAATTGAGGTTATTGAACCTGATTATTTTGATAATAGCGGTATGAAATTTATCGTTCAGAATATTAAAGAATATTTTGAGACCTTCGGGAAAACCGTACCACAGTATAACGCTATTGAAGAGCAGATAAAGGCTGAAAGTATTTCTGACACAAACAGAAAATCTAACCTTGATATGTTATCAAATATTAAAAACCATGTAATAGAACCTGGGAGTGTTCCAGGAACTAAGGACAAGGCAATTAAGTTTTGTAAACAACAGGTTGTAAAGAAAGCAATTAAAAAAATTGAGGAGATAACCAAGAAGGGTGATTTTGAACAATACAGTACTATTGAAAAAATCATACAAGATGCTCTCCAAGTTGGTGTAATGGATCATGAAATTGAAGATGTTTTTGATAACATCACAATGGCATTACAAGCGGACAACAGAAGACCAATACCAACAGGTATTCTTGGTATTGATGGGTTATTAGATGGTGGTTTAGGTAGAGGTGAGCTTGGTGTAGTATTAGCACCAACAGGTACAGGTAAAACAACCCTATTAACTAAATTTTCTAACGAAGCATATAATGCTGGTTATAATGTTGTGCAGATCTTTTTTGAAGATAATATTAATAACATTAAAAGAAAGCACTTCACCATTTGGACCGGCATTTCACCAAAAGATCAACCACTAGAAGCGGATAAGATTGAGGAAATTGTAGCTGAAAGAAGAAAACAATCACAAGGTGAACTTAGATTATTGAAGTTACCTAGTGACTCAGTTACTATTTCAGAAATAAAATCTAAATTAAGGAAGCTCCAAGCAGATGGTTTTCGAATAGATTTACTAACTTTGGATTATGTTGACTGTATCACACCAGAGAAGACAAATTATAATGAAGAGTGGAAAGGTGATGGTGCAATCATGAGACAATTAGAATCTATGACATCTGAGTTTGATGTGGCTATATGGACAGCAACACAAGGTAATAGAGAATCTATTAAAAGTGAGGTTGTTACAACAGATCAAATGGGTGGATCAATTAAGAAAGCACAAATCGGTCACGTAGTTCTATCTATTGGTAAAACTATTGAACAAAAAGAACAAAATTTAGCTACATTAACACTATTAAAATCTAGAATAGGAAAAGATGGTGTTATCTTTAACAACTGTAAATTCAATAACGAGTTTTTAACTATTGATACAGAATATCAGAACACCCTACTTGGGTACAAAGAAGAAAAAGAAGAACAAAAGAGAAACAGAACAAGTACTGTTTATCAAGAATTCTTAGAGAAAAATACAACAACAAAATAAAAACTAAAAAAATGACAGAAAAAATTTTAATTGACAATCCAGGTCGCTTTGTGCTTTTCCCAATTCAACATCATGATTTGTGGAGATTATTTAAACAGCAAGAAGCGTGTTTTTGGACCGCTGAGGAGATCGATCTTGGACAAGATGTTTATGATTGGGATAATAAGTTAAATGCAGATGAACAACATTTTGTTAAACACGTTCTAGCATTTTTTGCGGCGTCTGATGGTATTGTTAATGAAAACTTAGCAATGAACTTTGTTAATGAAGTACAATATACCGAGTCTAAATTTTTCTATGGGTTCCAGATTATGATGGAAAACATCCATAGCGAAACATATTCGTTATTAATTGACACATACATTAAAGATAAAGAAGAACAACACAAATTATTTAATGCTATTGAAACCATCCCAGCAATTAAGAAGAAAGCTGATTGGGCAATTAAATGGATTAACTCTGAATCATTTGTTGATAGACTAGTTGCATTTGCGGCGGTAGAGGGTATTTTCTTTTCTGGTTCATTTTGTTCTATTTTCTGGTTGAAGAAACGTGGTTTAATGCCGGGATTAACATTTTCAAATGAATTAATTTCTCGTGATGAGGGAATGCATTGTGATTATGCTTGTCATTTATTTAATAACCATATTGAAAATAAAATTTCAGAAAAAAGAGTTAAAGAAATTATTTGTGGCGCATTAGAAATCGAGAAAGAATTTATTCTTGAAGCATTACCAGTTCGTTTAATTGGTATGAACTCAGACTTAATGGCACAATATCTAGAATTTGTTACAGATAGATTATTAGTTGCATTAGGTTGCTCTAAAGTTTATAATGCTGAGAACCCATTTGATTTCATGCAGAACATTGCATTGCAGGGTAAAACAAATTTCTTTGAGAAAAGAGTTGCTGAATATCAAAAAGCGGGGGTAAATAAAACAACAGAGTCAGAAGATTTAAATTCTGCATTCGGTGATGTTGATTTCTAAAAAACAATTGAATAATAAAAAATGAAAGTATTAAAGAGAGACGGTACGTTAGAAGAAATGAGATATGATAAGATCACCAAAAGAATTGGTGCTCTTTGTAATGACTTAAATATGGATTATGTTGATCCAACATTTATAACATTAAAAGTAACTCAAGGTATATATGATGGGATTACAACAACAGAGTTGGATACATTAGCTGCAGAAACTGCGGCTTCTATGACAACAACACATCCAGATTATGCAAAATTAGCGGGAAGATTGGCCGTTACTAATTTGCATAAAACAACACCCAAAAAATTCTCTCAAGCAATTAAAGAACTACATTCATTTGTTGAACCAAAAACTGGTAAAGAATCGTCATTAATTGATGACAATGTTTACAAGTTTGTAATGGAAAATAAGGAGGTGATTGATGGGGCTATTGTTTTTAACAGAGATTTTGATTTTGAATATTTTGGTTTTAAAACATTAGAAAGATCATATCTATTAAAGATTGGTGAAAGAGTTGTTGAAAGACCACAGTACATGTATATGAGAGTTGCTGTTGGTATTTGTGCTGGTGATGTACAAATGGCTTTGAGAATCTATGATGATTTATCACAACATTTTTATACGCATGCAACACCAACATTATTTAATGCTGGTACACGCAGAGCACAAATGTCATCTTGTTTCTTAATTGGAAATAAGGGTGATGATATTGATGGATTGTTTGATACAATTAAAGACGTTGCAAAGATTTCTAAATGGGCTGGTGGTATTGGCCTACATGTTCATGATGTAAGAGCTAAAGGTGCATATATCAAAGGAACTGGTGGTATGTCTGATGGATTATTACCGATGATGAAAACTTATAATGAAGTAGCTCGTTGGATTAATCAAGGTGGTAAAAGAAAAGGATCATTTGCAATTTATCTAGAACCATGGCATGCTGATGTTTTTGAATTTATTGATTTAAGAAAAAATCATGGTAAAGAAGAGATGCGTGCAAGAGATTTATTCTTAGCCATGTGGACACCTGATTTATTTATGCAACGTGTTGAGCAAGATGGTGATTGGTCATTATTCTCTCCGGATGAAGCACCAGGTTTATCTGATGCATATGATAGTCCAGAAGATAAAGCATTCACTAGATTGTATGAATCTTATGAACAACAAGGTTTAGCTAGAAAAACAGTTAAGGCTAGAAAGTTAATGGATGCTATATTGACAGCACAGATTGAAACTGGAACACCTTATATGTTATATAAAGATCCAGCTAACTATAAATCAAATCAAAAGAATTTAGGTACAATTAAGTCTTCAAACTTATGTACTGAGATTATTGAATATAGTTCACCGACTGAACAAGCGGTGTGTAATTTAGCGTCTATCGCGTTACCGAAATATATTGTTGATGGTGAATTCAGTCATGATATGTTATATGAGTACACATATCAAGTAGTAAAAAACTTGAATAATGTAATTAACTTAAATTTCTATCCAACAGAAGAAACTAAAAACTCTAACTTTAAACATAGACCAATTGGTTTAGGTGTACAAGGTTTAGCTGATGTATTCTGTATGTTAGGATTACCATTTGAAAGTGAAGAAGCTGATACATTACAGACAGATATATTTGAAACAATTTATTTTGCTGCAATGACATCATCAAATGATTTGGCAAAAGAATATGGTCCTTATGAATCTATTGTAGGTTCACCAATTGAGAAAGGTATTTTTCAATTTGAAATGTGGGGATTAAAAGATAAAGATTTGTCAGGTAGATGGGATTGGAAAAAATTAAGAAAAGAGGTTGTTAATAATGGTATTAGAAATTCACTATTAATTGCACCTATGCCAACAGCATCAACCGCACAGATTCTTGGTAATAATGAAGCGTTTGAACCATTTACAACCAATATGTATTCAAGAAGAACATTAGGTGGCGAGTTCGTTGTTGTTAACAAACACTTGGTTAATGAGTTATTAAAATTGAATTTATGGAATGATGAACTTAAAAAGAAGTTAATCATGGAAAACGGCTCAATTCAGAATATCCCAGAAATTCCAGTAGAAATAAAAGAGGTTTATAAAACTGTTTGGGAAATGTCTCAAAAGAGAATTTTACAAATGGCCGCAAATAGAAGTGTGTTTATTGACCAATCACAATCATTAAATTTATTTATTGATAATGCAACAAAACCAAAGCTATTGGCCGCTCACCTATTTGGATGGAAACTTGGTTTAAAAACGGGTATGTACTATCTAAGAACTCGTTCTGCGGTAGATCCAATAAAGGGATTGGGTGTCGATACATCAACTAACAAACCAGCTGAATCACCGTTACAAACGGTTACATATCAGACAACACAAAAATCTATTATAAGTGAAGACACGCCGGAGGTTGTTATGACAACAGAAAGACCAACGGATTCCCCATTTGAATGTGAGGGGTGTGGATCTTAAAATAATGGGTGGCGACCTCAAAGTCTAACTGTCGTCAAGGTGTACCTTGAACATCCAGGACTTGATTTAATACAGGGTGCGAATATCAAGTCACTATTTAAATTTCGCGATACTTTTTATGAAGGTGTCGCGATTTTTTATTTATATCCATTTTAGTATTGTTTATATTTATTGGTATGGCTACAAAGTATGGATTAGACTTTCCGTTTAGAGATAGTACAATTGGTGACTACACTAGAATGACCCTAACAAGAGACGAGGAAATTCGTGCTAACTTGATTCATTTATTATTGACAAGAAAGGGTAGTAGGTATTTTTTACCTGATTTTGGTACCAGATTGTATGATTATATTTTTGATATGAATGATGTTGTGACATATAATAGTATTGAAGATGAGATTAGAGAGAGTGTTAGAACCTATATACCTAATTTAGAAATAAACTCAATAAAAATAACAAATCCCGAATTAGACCCAACAGATGGGGTTAGTATTAGTGAAGATGAGGATATTAGGTTATTTAGAGTTAGTGACGCATCATCAAAGCCATACACCGCCAAAATAAGAATTGATTATACAACAAATAACGGAGCTTTTTCTAGTTCAGACTTCGTAATTATTAATATCTAATATGAGCAAAAAAATAGCATATACCAACAGAGATTTTGCTGGTTTAAGACAGGACTTAGTAAATTTTACTAAAGAATATTATCCTGATTTAATTCAGAATACTAACGACGCTTCAATATATTCAGTATTGTTAGACTTAAACGCCGCAGTTGCGGATAACCTACATTTTCATATTGATAGAGTTTGGCAAGAAACAATGCTTGATTTTGCACAACAAAAGCAATCTCTTTTCCATATTGCTAAAACATATGGTATTAGAATCCCAGGTTCAAGACCTTCAGTTGCATTGTGTGATTTTAGTATCAATGTACCAGTAAAAGGTGATAAAGATGATGAAAGATATGAAGGTATTTTAAGAGCTGGGGCACAAGTTTCTGGGGGTGGACAAATATTTGAAACAATATCTGATATTGATTTTTCTAATCCATTTAATGAAAAGGGTGAACCAAATAGATTAAAGATCCCAAATTTCGATGGAAATAATAAAATAATATCATACACAATAACTAAAAGAGAGCCCGTTGTTAATGGTGTAACAAAAATATTCAGAAAGGTAATAAATCAAAGAGATCAAGTCCCTTTTATGAAAATATACTTACCAGAAAGAAATGTTCTTGGTGTTACAACAATAATACATAAAGAGGGTGCATCTTTTGCTGGTAATCCTACAAATAGTGAGTTTATTACAGATACTAATAAATGGTATGAAGTTCAATCATTAGTTCAAGACAAAGTATTTGTGCCAAGTAAAACAGCAAATTCAGATAGAAAAAACTTTAAATCTGGGGAGTATGTAAGAGTAAATAATAAATTTATTACAGAATATACACCAGAAGGTTATTTCTTTTTAACATTTGGTTCTGGTAATGTTGATCCACTTGACAATCTGGACAATTATATTACCAATAAACTAAAAGTTAATCTATCGACATACTTAAACAATATGTCATTGGGTGCAATACCAAAACAAGACACCACGTTATTCATCAAATATAGAATTGGTGGTGGTAAAGAAAGTAATTTAGGTGTGGGGGTTATAAACAACATTGAAAACATTGACTTTAGTATTAATGGACCTAACCCAACCTTTAACGATCAGACTTTACAATCTCTAGTTGTTACAAATATTACACCAGCGGTTGGCGGGTCAGACCAACCAGTCCTAGAAGAACTAAGGGGTATGATAGCATATAATTTTGCTGCACAAAATAGAGCGGTAACACTTAATGACTATAAGTCCATGATTGAGACTATGCCATCTACATATGGTGCGCCAGCTAAAGTTAATGTGATGGAAGAAGATAATAAAGTAAGAATTAAGCTATTATCTTATGATGAGAACGGTAACTTGACTGATGTTGTATCAAATACATTAAAACAAAACATTGTGTCTTACCTTTCCGAATATAGAATGATTAATGATTATATTGATATTGTTAGTGGTCAAGTTATTGATCTTGGTTTACAATTAGATATACTTTTAGATAAAAATCAAAATCAAACTGAGGTTCTTCGTGAAGTTATTAGTGCAACAACTGAATATTTCTCTATTGATAAGAGAAAAATGGGAGATCCATTGTTTGTTGGGGAATTGATGAAAGAAGTAAATAATGTTCCTGGTGTTGTTAACGTTATAGATGTTAGAGTCTATAATAAAACCGGCGGCGAATATTCTTCTTCTAAGGTTTCACAAACATTAGATGCAACTACTGGGCTAATTACTCAAACAGATATGACTGTTTTTATGAAATCAAACCAAATATTCCAAATTAGATTTCCAAATAAAGACATTCAAATTAGGGTTAAAACATTGGGAACGACTACATATTAACGGATATTTTACTTATCTTTTTCTTAATGGAAAACGTATGAGTTTCTATTTATAGTTAATATGATTCAGAAGCACAGAATTAATACTCAATTACAGACTGACAAAAAGGTTGTTGTTGAACTTAAACAGGATTATGACCTATTAGAGATCCTTTCCTTAAAGTT